GTTTAGACGATGGAGAGAATCATGACTGCAATCAACACCACACCCGCTTCTGCTGACGAACTCGGCACACTGCTTGCCCAGATCGCCACGCTCACCAAGCAAGCCGACGCCATCAAGGACGCCATGAAAGACCTGGCCAGCAACGGCGGTCCCACAGTATTCGAAGGCGCCTTGTTCAAGTCAACTTATGTCGAGGCTGACCGCGCTGTCACCGACTGGAAAAAGTTGGCCAAAGAGCAGGGCATCTCTGCCGACACCATCGCGTCGTACACCAGCACCACCGCTGTGTTCAGCATCAAGACCACAGCACGATGATTCAGTACGGCATCGTGGATGACGACGGCGCCGTGGTACGCTGGGTTTGGGACAAGCCGTCCTACCCGCACATCACACGCAAAGTGCCTCGTCGCCGCAAACCCAAATTCGACATCAGCACCCTACCAGACGCACCATTTTAAGGAGATCACCATGGATTCATACACAGCAACCGGCATCGCAGAAGGCTTCATCGAGGCCGACTCAGAGGACCAAGTCATCGAGGCTTGGCAGACATTGATTGACACAGGTCTGGCCTGGCAACTGCAAGGCTGGTTTGGCCGTCAGGCCAGCCGCTTGATCGAGGAAGGCATCTGCCTACCCGCCGAGCAAAGCCGCCTGCTACGGGCCGCAAAAGCCCTGGGCAAGATCGAATTCGTAACCGTCAAATAAGGAGCACATCATGGGTCAATATCACAAGGTCTACAACCTGGACAAGCAAGAGTTCATCCACCCCCACCGCATCGACAACGGCCTGAAGTTGTACGAGCAGGTCGGCCACATCAGCACCACCAGCACCGCATTGTTTGCACTGCTGGCCAACAGCAACGCACGGGGCGGCGGCGACTTCCCTGAGAACGAGTTGATTGGCCGCTGGGCAGGCGATCGCATCCTGATCCAGGGTGACTATGCAGAGCCAGGCGACAACGCCTACACGGACCCCGAGCAACTCGACGCCTTCACCGACATTTCAAGCCAGGTGCTCGAGATGTTGCGCGTCATCGAAAGCAAATACTGAGGAGAAAAATATGTGGTTCACATCATCACACGGCACGATCGAAATCGAGATGACCATGGCGCAGGCCGAGTCAGCATCACACCAGGGCCAATGCGACGCCGATGTCCTGGCGTTATCGCAAAACCGCAAGATCCGCCGCCAATTGGAGGCCATCGATCCGGTGGCATTGCGCAAAGAGTTGGCCGAGTACGGCGCCTGGGATGAACAGGAACTGGCAGACCACGCGCAGAACCTCCAACGCATTCTTTGGATCGCGGCTGGAGACATTGTCGAAAACCAAGGGAGCAGATCATGAGCCTATACACAGACCTGGTCGAGGCAGGCATCGAGGTCAGCAACTGGCAATCGGACTTGTATTTCCCGGTGTCGTATGAGTCCATGGAAATCTTGGCCAAGTACCCCAACCAGTCGCGCTCGATCTTCAAATCAAACATCGATGGCCGTCCGACAGTTGAGGCGCCGTTCGCATTTGATCCGTACTGGGAATCAAAAGTTGTTGACACAGCGTCAACGAAATAGAGTAGAATTTCAACACATCACCACAAGGAGATACAAATGGCAGACATCAGCATTCACAACACCAAGTCAATCGTCATCAGCGAAGTTCGCGAGATCAATGGCAACACTCCGCTGTACACGAGAGACATCACCATCACCGACGCCCGTGGCCACGAGGTCATCATCACTTGCTTTTCAACCAGCGAGGAAGCTGAAGAATTGCGGGTGTCGCTGTGAAGCGCAACAACTACATCGCCGAGATCGAGCACCGCGTTTGCGGCATCCCTTGCATCATCGGCGTCACCGATTACGAGGGCTACACACCCGCGTATACCTCCGGCCCACCAGAGAACTGCTACCCGGCAGAGGGTGGGTCCGGGGACTTTGAGATCCTGGACCGCAAAGGCTACCGCGCCAAGTGGCTTGAGAAAAAACTCACAGCGCGAGATGAGGACGCGATCCAGGGATTGATTTATGACCACATGGAGAATGACTGATGACTATTCAGAGAATCGAAATTGAGAATGAAAAACAGTGGCTTGCCGAGCGGGCCAAAGATGTGACCAGCACCGAGGTGTCGGCCTTGTTTGGCTTGTCGCCTTACCTGACTGAGTTCGAACTGTTTCACCAAAAGCGCGACGGCGTGACCGTCAAGTTCGAACCCAACGAGCGGATGAAATGGGGCAACCGCCTGGAGTCGGCCATCGCGCACGGCGCCGCCGAGGATATGGGCTGGAACATTGCCAAGTTCAATGTGTACATGCGCGACCAGGCCGCACGCATCGGGTCCAGCTTTGACTTTGAGATCAAGTCCAGCGCCAATGGCCCAGGCATTCTCGAGGTCAAGAATGTCGACTGGGTGCAGTATCAAAAGTCATGGATCGACGACGGCAACGGCAATATCGAGGCGCCCGAGCAAATCGAGTTGCAGGTCCAGCATCAAATGGAAATTGCCGATTACGACTGGTGCGCGATCGTGGCGCTTGTCGGTGGCAACGAGCAAAAGATAGTCCTCCGAAATCGCGATCGGGACATTGGCAAAAGTATACGCGAACGCACCAGCGAGTTCTGGAATCGCGTGCAATCCAACACCGCGCCATCAGCCGATTACACACGCGACGCTGAGTTCATCATCAAGCAGTTGCGCAACGGCGCAGACGAGGGTTTGGTGGCCGAGGCTGACCGCGAACTCGAGGACATGATCAAGCAGTTTGAATTCGTGCGCAAAGAGGCCAGCGATCTGGAAAAGATTAAGGATCAAAAGCGTGCAGAGATCCTGGAGCGCATTGGCCGCGCCAGCAAAGTTCTCACCAGTTTTGGCTCGCTATCGACGGGGCAAGTCAAAGGCCGATCAGGCACTCTCATCACGCCTGAGATGGTCGGCACAGTCATCGGTGCAACCGAAGGCTACCGCAGTTTCCGTTTTTATCCCAAGAAGGAGAAGTAAACCATGGCAACCGAGCAACGCATTTACAAAGTCGTCAGCAATGACAAAGCCTACCTGGTCCAGGCCATCAGCCAGGCACAAGCACTGCGCCACATCGCAGGCCGCATGTACCAGGTCGAAGCCGCCAGGCCCATCGATGTCGCCACGCTCATGAGCAACGGCATCAAACTCGAGGTGGCCAGCACGATCCCCGAGCAAGACCAACTCAAACTTGAAGGAGCACAAGCATGACTACAGGAACCGAACTCAGCCCCATCGAAGCAATGCGTGGCACCTTGGTGAGAATGCAACCAGAATTCCAGGCCGCACTGCCACCGCAGATCCCGGTCGAGAAGTTCATCCGCACCACCTTGACCGCAGTGCAAATGAACCCAGACCTGCTGGGCGCCGATCGTCGCTCACTGCTAGGCGCGTGCATGAAGGCCGCACAAGATGGCCTGCTGTTGGATGGCCGCGAAGCCGCGCCCGTGATCTTCAACACCAAAGAAGGCAAGAAGGTCCAGTACATGCCAATGGTCGGCGGCATCTTGAAGAAGATCCGCAACTCAGGCGAACTGTCCAGCATCAGCGCACAGGTGGCGTACGATAAGGACCACTTTGAATACGAACTGGGCGACAACGAGAACATCGTTCACCGTCCATTCCTGGGCGAGGATCGCGGCAAGCCAATCGCTGTGTACGCTGTGGCCAAGACCAAGGACGGCGCAATCTACCGCGAGGTGATGAGCGTGTCCGATGTCGAGAAGGTGCGAGCCGCCAGCCGTGCAGGCAAGTTCGGCCCATGGGTTGACTGGTGGGATGAGATGGCCAAGAAGACTGTGATTCGTCGCATGGCCAAGCGCCTGCCATCGAGCGCAGATCTGGACCAGGTTATCGCCAACGACAACGAGGCATCAGGATTCGTCCAGGTGGAGCGCAGAGAGGCCGTAAACATCACGCCGGTACCAGAGGCCCAACAAGCCCCTTTAAGCCGCCTGAAGGCCTCTATGGGCCAGCCAGCGGATGATGTCATTGACCAGGCAACTGGCGAGATCACACAAGCGGAGGTGGCAAATGTCCCAGCTACTGACGCCTAAACAATTGTGCGAGCGATGGAAGGTCGCCGATAACACCCTGCGCAAGTGGCGGGTGGCCAATATCGGACCGGCCTACATCAAACTTGGCGATGGCCGAAACAGCGAGGTGCGTTACCGCATCGACGATGTCGAGGCTTTCGAGAAAAGCAATCGATTTACCACTGACAACAAATGAGGAAAGCCATGAGGACCAGAATGATCACAATCCTGATTGTCTGCTCCCTTGGCTGGATCAGTGGGTGCTCGAGCAACAAGCCGATGCCACCCACACCAGTTGAGCAGGAGTTGATTCTTGATAAACAGATTCACTCGATGAGCCGCAACGAAGTCATCACTGCGGTTCGTGAGTGTGAGTCAACAGGCCTTCGCGCCGTAATGATGTATGGAAAACGAAAGGTCAACGGGTACTCAGCCGACATCGTCATCGATGTCACATGCGCACCCAGGTAGAAAAAAAACCCCAGGGCGCAAACCCTGGGGCTAACCGTCGTGAAGGAGTAGGCAACTGCTTATGCCCGACGGGATGGAGACAACTCAAACCAGTTCAAAATGCGGGCCGTCAATGAACGGCCTTTTGTTTTGCTTGCGCCGGGTGTCAATGTAGTAGACCATGGCCTCTTCCATCGTGCCGCGCCAAAGCCGGATGTCCGGCACATTCCACGCGGCGCCCCAGCGTATCGCTACATTCTTTTCAATCGCGGCCTGCTTGATCGCATCGGCGATGTTGTCGTACAGATTTAGTTCCCAGGACACTTGGCCATTGATGTATGCCACCAGGTCCACGGCCTCACCGGTCAAATGCTTTGACTCCATGGTTTGGCTTTTGCCAGCCTCAACATATTTGCGCTGAGTCTCGACGGTGCGCAACCCTTCGGTCACTGCAAAGTCGACGGTCGTGATCTCGATGGCACGGCACACCACATCGACCAGACGGTCGTCTACGCCGTCCAATCGCTCAATGCTACGCTGAGATAGTCTGAACCCGTTCATCGCGGCCAAGCCCCGTTTAACGCTCTTGAATCAAGGGCGTGTCCATCAGCATCTTTTGCCACCGCTTCAAGCTGTCCGACACATTCTGCGAGTACGGTTGAGAGGGTTGTTGCGTGAGCACGGACGGAGGTGCAGGTAGAGGTGGACACACTGCTTGTGGTGTTGGCGATTTGGTTGCGCAACCGCTCAAGATCGTTGCGAGCATCAGTAGCGGCACGAGCATTGCGCTGTGCGATTTTGTTTGCCTCATTGACTGCCTCCTGTTTCTTGCGCTCGAGATCGTTGTACCTGGCCAATGCGTCGGCGTTTGCTTGTGCTACCTGGCGCTCATGGTCGGCGACCATCTTGTCCATCTTCGATGTCAGGCGCCATCCGTTCGTGGTCCATCCCGCGCCGAATGCTACGGCCAGGAGAATCGTACCGATCAGTGCTTTGAGTTTGATGTCGAGCATTGTTGGTCCACTTATCGTCTACGGTCGCAAACCCAATATACGCGCCCACCACAGAACCCACGAAAAGGTAGAACGCGCCAGCGACGCTTCCAAGTTGAGCAGAGTCGGTGACGAGAAGGAGCAAAGGGAAGACCAGGCCTGCAACCAATGAAGCCCAGGCCATGCGCCGTCTGTTCTTCCATCGGTCAACATGGTCCATTATTCCTTGTCTTCTTTCTTCTCGAGTTTCTTGAAGATCAAGCCCAGCGTGTTGTCGATCTTGTTAAACCCGTCTTTCATGTCCTGCTTGATTTCGCTGACGGCTTCCTTAAAGTCATCTCGGCGCACAAAGTCTTCGTGCATCTTGACATCCATTTGCCGCAGATCTTTTTTCAGTTCCACGATTGCATCCCAGATGACTTTAAGAACCCACCCGCCGAGCGCACCAGCCGCCGCGACAGCCCAGTTGAAAATCATTTGATCCATCAATTAACTCCATACGGGTGATGGCTCTGTCGGCCATACAGGGTTTGCCACAGGAGTCACGATCAGCGCACGCAACTGGGCGCGGTATGCCTCGAACTCCGATTTGTTTTGCAGGCCAACATCAGGCAACACAGACCAGTCAGTGGCCGCGATCAATTGCTTGGCTTTTTCTTTGCAATCATCAAATGGTTGCTGGGCAACAAGCCTGGCAATTTCGTCATTAACCTCTTGCTCAGTCGGCTTTGACTGAACTTGATCAAGCCAATCAAGGCCAGAATAATCATTGCCGACCAAGACCCATTCCGCCCCTGGTCGCAAACATTGAATTGCGTTTGCTATTGTGATCATCCTGCAATCTCCATCAAAATGATTGACGCTTTCCCTTGCGTTACTCCAGCATAATTAAAATATGAAGGACCAAGCGCCGCGTTGTATGGCCTTCCTTGCAATTTGTAGGTAAGGTTAGATGTTGAATTTGGCGAATCTAAATATTCAATGTTGCTGTTATCCCATACGCCACCACCTGCTCCAGAGTAGCAATAAAACGGACCAGTGCCGTCTTGTGGTGATGGGTTCCAAATTTCAGTTGAGTCTCTTAGAAGACGAATGCCATATCCATTACCATTTGGTGGCGTGTGACTGTGCGTAGTTGCGATCACAAGAATTTTGCTTGATGTTGACAACGGCGTGATCGATGCTGACAAACCAATATCAGTGTATGTGTTTGTGCTAATCGTTACTTGCGACGCGGCGGTGCCCATAACAACTTGAATCACGCTACCGCTTGGAGCGTTTGCATCAGGCACTTGGCCAGACAGTTTTGATGCGGCAAGCGATGCGATGTCCGCGCTCTGCACAGAGTTGTCAGGGTAGGTCAGTGTTTTGCTGGATAGGTCCAAAGACGCGGCAAGTTTTGCGGCAGTAATTGATCCATCAGCAGGCACTGCATTGTCGAGATTACCAGCGGCAATGTCTCCGCTTGCATCAACAATTACGCGTGCAAGATTTCGAGCGAGTGACATGGTTACGCTCCTTCAGTCTGCGCGGCCTGTGCAAATGCCGCCGCGTCTGCATCAGCCTGGGCTTGGCGTTGCGCGGCAGTAATCACCCAGCCATTATGGAATGCTAGTTCAACCATGGCGTCTTTCGAGCCAGGGATCTGGATGTTATTGGCCAAGCATTGCTCGACGCAAATTTTGGCAATCTCATCGATAGCGATGCGGCAACGCTCGTGGACTAAATTGTCAATCCAGTCTTGCTGGCTTATAGCCGCATATGAAAAAGCCTTGTCTTCAGAATCAGAAAGAATAATTGTGTAGTTCATGATTTGTCCTTTGTGTTAACCAACAAGTTGGAAAGTTGCGCCTTGATAACCATCGCCATAATAGCCAG